ACGTCGTGTTGTGCGTTTTTCTTTTCCAGTAGTAGGGTCTATGCCCAGGTATGTTTGAAAGAGATATCTAGTCTCTCCTTTTTTTGTAATATATTTTTTTATCATAAAAAAATCCTTTCTTTCCATTGCTTGCCCGCATAGTTGAAAAGGTGTAGAACTTATGATAAACTATAGTTGTATTTTTTTATCATCCTTTCCATTGCTTGCTTGATGGAAAGTTGAATCCTCACACTCAAAGTTTGGCGATGGAGAGTGTGGGGATTTTTTGAGTTGTTTCCAATATGGAAACAGTTGATTTTTACTATTGTTCGTTGTAAAATAGTGGTGAAAGGTGGTGCGATAATATGTTTTCTTTTTTTACTCACATCAATCAACAGCGTCAAAAGATGGAGCAATCTAAAAAAGAAATGGAATTGCGCCACAGGGAGTTTGCTGATAGAGTCCGCATGGATATTAAAACAGGCGAGGAAGAACTCGCTTTAAAAAGAGAGTGTTTTAATCAGCGCTATGGGCATCTATTTAGTCCTCGAAATAAATAGCAATAGGTCTTACTAGGTGGTCAGCCTTGTCTATCATCCCAAAAGAACCAAGTATAATATTTAAAATAGTTGTTGGAGCGTATTTTAACATCAAATTACTATCTTCCATATGTGAGAAGTCGCTAGGTACTTGTTCGTCAAAAGTTGATGAGCAGATGCCTAGCATTTTTATTTTTCTCTTTCCATGTTGCATAAAACTCAGTTGGACACTTTGAACTCTAAGAAATTCAAGAGGAAGTATACTGAATGTATTGCTGATTTTGATTAGATTTGTTTCAGGTAATAATTTTTTCAAGTACACCGAAATATGTTTTATCATTTCAAAAATATTCCAACCGTTTGTTGATAGTGCTTCTTGAATTTCTTTAGCTCTACGCAGATGTTTTTCTTTTCCTTTTCCTTTTATTTTTCCATATTCTGACTTCAGCGATCTAAATTCATCGTATCCAGGGAGTAAGAATTCTATTTCTTCTAAATCGCTTGTATTTGCTAATTGCTCAAAGTTAAAAACAGTTAACTCTCCAGATACAGAAATTAAGTCACCATCTTGGTAATCGCTGTGTTTTATAAGTTCTTTCGCCTCAAGACCAGTGATAAGCAAATCTAAAGAATGATCATCAAGAGCAGTTTCTACTAGATTTTTATTTGACTTAGAAAATACAAAGTTGTAACTATCAACATTAGTGTTAGAATAGCTTCCTGTTGCTTTTAATAGAGCAGAGATGCCAGCGTCACTGGATGTAGTTGTTTGCTCTGTACTTCCTTCAGTTCTAGCGTCGCTTTCTCCATCTTCATTCACTAATTTTGTTATCAGACCAGAGTTTTGCTGAGCCAACAATGAGTTGACAAGTTTGGTATCTAAATAAATTATTTCTTTCATTATTTTCCTCCTTTTTTAATTTACTAATGCTAAATACTCTTCTTTAACCATGATTTCATTTGTCATGGTTTTTAGATTGTAGTAAGACATGAATTTGAGGTAATCAAACTCTGTGGGGTCGTCTAAGTTTTCTAGTGCGTCTTTTACGAGATGATGGATCATATTCCTATCAGCTTCGTTTTCACAGCGTAGACGGGCGTTCTGGTACTCTGAGCGTGTGTGGTCTTTGTGTCCAAGTTCGTGTAGGGCGACTTGGATTTGTTGTTCAGGAGTCAAGTTGTGGTCAATAGCGAGTACGTTTGTGTCTGGATTGTAGAAACCGCTACTGTGCCAGTTTGAACCGTCGAAGAGACAAAGTTCTACTTGATATTCTTCGCAGAGTTTAGCGAGTGTCATAGTTCTCCTTCGTTATTTATAAACATCTCTGCGGTGGGCGATTTCCACGGCTAGGACGACTAGTTTATCGTCTTGGATATCACAGATGATGCGGTAATTCTCTACTCTGTATCGCCAGTAACCTGCAAGGTTGGCTTTTAATGCTTTTCCATGTTGTCGTGGATTGGTCGTGTTTTCAATGTTTTTAGCAAGCCAGGATAGGATTTGTTTTCTGGTTGGGGTATCTAGTTTTTTAAGTTGCTTGAGAGCTTTTTTATCAATATCTAGCCGATACATTAAGCAATATCCTCTCGAGTTAGTCCTAGTTCATCCAAGACCTCATCCATGGTATAAGTAACTGGGTCGGCTAAATACTCCATATAGGCTTGGTCAGCTGCTCGTGCGTCTTCGATATCTTCCATGAGTGCCATGAAGTCGTCAAAATCCATGGTCGTTGTGTCGATACCGTGTTTGTTTAGGTAGTCCGTGATGTAGGAGTTTTTTTCTGTGAAGTTGATAGTGATAGTCATTAGCGTTCTCCTTTGCTTTTGAAGTGGGCGGATAGGACGGATGTGATGAAGTCGATATCATCTTCATTTAGTGGTTTCCCGTCAAATAACATGGTGTTGGCTGCTGCTTTGCGTAAGTCTATGATTTGTCCGTTTACTTGAGCAAATTCATCACTCCCAGCAATAGCAGGGTTATCCGTTCGTCCGAGCAGGTAGTCGGTGGATACGTTGAAGTAGTCGGCGATTTGTTGTAGCCGTTCGGCAGAAGGTTGATTCCTCTTCAACCCATACAAAGAATTTTTGCCTAGTTTTAGTTTATCTTCTAAGGTATTTAGCGAAATCCCTTGTTTTTCACATAAATCTTTTACGATTTCAAAAGTAGAAAACATTGATTTATCAGCCTTTCTAAGACATGACAAAAAATATTTTATAAAATACGCAAAAATTAGTTGACATTATTTTGCGTTTACGCTAAAATAGTTTTTGTAAGTTAATGAGTTAGTAAAAAACGAAGTTAAAACTTATCTAAAAATAAATAGCTTTAGCGAGCGAGTAAGTTGATAGATATAAGGTTTTATCAAGGTTTTTAATTATGCTTTCATTTTAGCAGATACGCTAAAAGCTGTCAAGCGTTTTATAAAATAATTTACTGGCTCTTTAACTTTGTTCCTTGACAATTGAATAGAGCATGTGAGATAATATAGGGGAAGTGAAGATGTAGTCTACTATAACTACAAAAAAGCCCCTGCTGATAACCACAAAAGCAAGGGCTTTTTCTAGTCTACGCTAGAAAGGTGGGTTGGTCGCTATTTCTTGTTTAGCCATTTTTCGATGACTATCAGGACGATACCGACCACCAAGGGTAGAATAATATTTGTGAAGATGTAATCTACCATAGGCTCCACCTCCCTTCTAAGGCAGATGTGCCGTCACTATTATACCACATGCTCTATCAGTTAGATAGGGCATTTTTTATTTTCAAAAAGGAGGAGGTCGCATGAGCCAACAACATCGTAAATGGATTGAGCTTGTAAAAGAGCGAATTGAAAAACGTGGATGGTCACAGACGGACTTGGCCATTGTTGTAGGCGTTAGTCCATCAGCTATCACGCAATTATTCAAAGATGGTAAAGGAAGTGATGACTTGAAGCTTCGCATTAACAAGAAGTTGCGAATCAGCGAGTCGTGGGAGAAATTTGAGGAGTAGGAGAATGGAAGAAGTAATTACAATAAGTAAACGTGAATTACAAGAAATGATTGCTGAAGCAGTCGCTAATAAAATAGTTAAGGTTAGAAAAGATTTTGGTCAAGTCGCTATCACTGATGAAGATATTCGTATCGTAAATAACAATCATCCTAAAGTCCTTGATTTACTTCAAAATCCTTATAAGAGAGAAATAGGTAGTGCAATCTATCCAATCATAACAGGGATCCGTTGGGATAGTAATATTGGTAGTGACTCTAAAATATTTTTAACAAACAGGTTGATGAATAAAAGAGGAATTTACTATCATTCAAAACAAAATCTTTATTCCTCCCTTATCCATGAACAATTGAAATCTCTTGTTTTATCTCTACATGGTGCAACAGTAATAAAAGATTTGACAGATGATGAGTTTCAAAATGCTTTGGAAACATATAATGAATTTAAAAATTTCTTTTTGGATAGGTACAACGTCCGTCTAACAAAATTAAAACAGGAATTTCCAGAATTATAAAACAAAAAAGTACCTGACAAAGTCAGATGCTAAACGGAAAGATTTGAGGAATAGGAGGAATGACATGAACGAAGTTATTAAAGTGACTGTAAATGATAATCACGAGCCGATTGTGTCTGGTCGTCAGTTGCATGAGGCATTGGGAGTAAAAACACCATATGATAAATGGTTCCCACGCATGACTGAATATGGATTTACAGAAAACGAAGACTTTTCGACATTTTTGTCGGAAAGTACAGGAGGACGCAGAGCGACTGACCACATCATCAAACTAGACATGGCTAAAGAAATCGCTATGATTCAGCGAACCGACAAAGGAAAAGAAGTCCGCCAGTATTTCATCCAAGTTGAGAAAGACTTCAATAGTCCAGAGAAGATTATGGCAAGAGCCTTGCTGATGGCTGATAAGAAGATTCATAAACTGGAGACGCAGATTGAAGCGGACCGTCCTAAGGTGTTATTTGCAGACGCAGTAAGTGCGAGCCATACATCTATCTTGGTTGGCGAACTTGCCAAACTCATCAGTCAAAACGGCTACAAAATCGGAGGAAATCGTCTTTTTGTCTGGTTGCGTGAAAATGGCTACTTGATCAAGCGAAAAGGCTCTGACTGGAACATGCCAACACAACGAAGCATGGAGATGAAACTCTTTGAAATCAAGGAGTCAACCATCACACATCCAGACGGACATATCTCTGTCAGCAAGACCGTCAAAGTCACTGGCAAGGGGCAACAGTACTTTATCAACAAATTCTTGAGTGAAGATGAAGTAGCGGGGTAGGGAGATGAACGAACTAGAAAGAACAGCCCTCAATGAAGTATTGAGGACCGTTAGACTTATAAATGAAAAAGTTGCTGAGATTGGGGAACTGCAAAGTCAACAAGAGCTAGCTATTTCTTATCTTCGGGGAATAATGGACGGTTCTGTGTCTGATTAATCATCTCTTGAACTTTTTTAACAATTAACTGATCGTCAATTTGCGATGGTTTAAAATCAAAATCATGCGTTTGTACGAGAGGAGAATAAGACTGTTGCTTTTCTAACAGATTTAGTATCTTGTTTAGCTTTTTGGTCAAATTGTCATTGAGATCGTCAAGTGTAAGATTTCTTTCAGCACGATTCTCAGGCATTTCAAAGTTTTTAAAACTTTGTATTTTAGCTTTTAAATTCTCTTTAGATTCTTCGATTTTTGCTACATCCGTATCATAGAAAACGGTACGAGTCGTAATAACATCGAAAGGAAGTCTTTCTCCCACTTTTATAATTGGTACAAGAGGAAGTTCAAGAGCTTGTCTGAAACCTAATTCGTAAAATGCGTTGGGATTATGGTCTGTCATATCTGCTACAACCATAGGGGCAGTTTTGAGATAGTTTATAACCGTTTCGTTGATGTTATCAACTGCGTTGACGTGGTCAACACGAACAGGTTTATAACCAAGTTCTTCACAAACAGGAGCAATAAGATATCTATATACGTTGTCAGCTCGTTCTCTTGTTGGTGTTCCGGATTCACCAATGGCAGTTACAATAAAACAAATCTTTTCAGTCATGTTTTTCTCCAATCGTTTTATTTTGATTATACCACATTTGAAAGGTAGTTAGAATTGGAAAATAAAATCATCGAACTTGCTGATTACTTCATCAGCGAAAATACAACGTACAGAGAAGCTAAAATAGCGTGTGAGAAGCTATTGAAACAAGTCAGCCATGAGATAGAACTCAGGGCAATGGAAAGTAAAACAGTTTGACAACAACGCAAAAAAAGCCTGACGGAAATCAGGCGCACACTTAAATTATTAAAACCATTATATCACAAAAATGCTTGCCCGCATAGTTGAGAGG